GGTATCGTATTCTCATGTGGTACACACGAGCGCAGCCAGGCGCGGCGCTATACTACAACTGGTATCTTTTTTTAGGTACAAAAAAAAGGGGAGCAATTAAGCTCCCCAAGTTGTTAGTCTTGTGTTTCAAGTAATCCGTGTCCTCCAAGATTGCTATATAGAAGTTGAATAGCTTTCAGCATATCAATTCTGTCAACCTTGACCGCGCTTCTATAAGCGCCATCGGATAACTTAGTTTCATCATTAAGTATATTGTATACTCGTTTGATGTTATCCCTTGCCGATACAATCGGAAGTTTAGGATCTGCTTTTGGCTTGTCCACATTCTCAGCGGTAATTATAACATTGCGAAAATCTCGCATCTTGGAACCGTGCTTTTTAATTGCTTTGGATTTATCCGATGCTTTTTTCTGGTATGCCACATTAAATCTTTTCTCCGCTAATGTAATGCCTAGCTTTTTTCTATAGGCGTCAAGATCAAAACTAAAGGCCACTTGTTCTGGTTTAGTCAAACACGTCTCAACCAAAAGATTTTTAAGCATTGCGAATAGTTCAACACTCGCTGTTGATTTAGGATTAACTTTATCCTTGCCGAGTATTGGCGCGAATGTATCAGTAGACTTGATCTCGTGAGACTTGGCTATTGCACCTAATCCAGAGGCCTTTCTATCAGCATTGTTACTTGCCTTGTTCCAATCTGTTAGAGGTGTTGCAAGCGCGTCTCTTGCCGATGCGAGATAGTTATTAGTCATAGTATATAACTCCTAGTTATGTGTGTTATGGGAAGCCCATAACGTCGAACCATTTGGCCGATAACTATTTATAGCATAGGATAACACGTTTACACAAGAGACTACACGAATTGACACGAAACTACATTTGGCGATACCTACCCTCCCCCCATGACCCACTTTGTCAAGCTGGTTCCATGTACGTCTATGTATTACTATTTTACACGAATAATTCTATATTTTTTGAGTTTGTCTGACAAATGCCCCCCCTCTATTTGTCAGACACCCCCCCTATGAATTTCAAAAGGCTTGTGTAAAATTTTTTTTCGTCCTATAACACGTTTACGGCTAACAACCTGCGATGTAGAAATGACCATAACAGTAGAACCTGAACTGAATGTAAAATTATCAGAGTCTCCACCGCCTGTAGATCTAAAGGATCGTATGGAGTCAGCATCCAACACTGCAGCAGAACTTTCAAAACACGGGTTAGATGTAAAACCAACTAAGGAAGATAAGGAAACTGCAGCTAAAATTGTTAATGCTTATGCAAACGACCCTGAAAAAACGTCTAAAAAAGTTACACATAAGCGAATTGCTACTCTAACTCCAGCATCACTACTTCTTACAAACAGTATCATACAGGAATTTGGGCAGTCTGTAGTAGAGAGTTCCGTGCAGATACGTCACCTTGTGACAAATAAGTTACTGTTAGAGACCGATAACCCTGATCCTCGTGTACGAATACGTGCATTGGAGCTTCTAGGTAAGATTTCAGACGTAGGATTGTTCGCAGAGAAGTCCGAAGTTACTATAACACACCAATCTACAGATGATTTACGCGAGAAACTACGTTCTAAGCTAACAAAACTAGCAAATCCTGTAGCAGAGATGGATACTGCTGTAATTATTGACGGGGAAGCGTTAGATGTAGACGCAGAATTGGGCCTGGATAGTGAATAAACCTGTTTTAGATTTTTCTGATGTTGAGATTCAGCAAATGCTAGACAATTTAGACCAATATACCTCTGACGAGATTGCTGAGATCGACCGTATGGTTGAGGAATTGAATACTCGCCGTACAAATAAGGCCGCATACGATGATTTAGTAGAATTTTGTAAGCGTATGCAGTCTGATTACATAGTTGGTAAGCATCACAGGCTACTGGCTAACATGTTAATGGATATTGAAGCGGGAGAGAAAGACCGTATCTGTGTAAATATACCACCACGTCACGGGAAATCACAACTTGTGTCTATTTTCTTCCCAGCGTGGTATTTAGGACGAAATCCTAACAAAAAAGTGATGATGGTATCTCACACGACTGACTTAGCGGTAGATTTTGGACGTAAAGTACGGAATTTAATCGCCACAGATGATTATAGGTCTATATTTCCTACAGTTAAATTAGCATCGGACTCTAAGTCAGCGGGTCGATGGAACACAAACTCTGGAGGTGAGTATTATGCGTGCGGTATTGGGTCTTCTATTGCTGGTAGGGGTGCTGACCTCTTGCTCATTGATGACCCCCATTCTGAACAAGATGTCATTAACGGAAATTTTGAAGTGTTCGAAAAAGCCTACGAGTGGTTTACCTTCGGAGCACGTACCCGTCTTATGCCTAGAGGTAGCGTTGCCATAATACAAACACGTTGGCACATGGATGACCTGACAGGGCGTGTTGTACGAGATATGGGGCAGAATGAACGCTCAGATCAGTATGATGTGGTAGAATTTCCCGCTATTTTGGACACTATAGACGATGAAACAAAAAAATCTACACAAAAACCCTTATGGCCTGAATTTTTTGACCTTGACGCGTTATTACGTACAAAAGCGTCTATGCCTGTGTACCAGTGGAACGCGCAGTACCAACAACAACCCACCGCTGAAGAAGCCGCACTTGTTAAACGTGAATGGTGGAAGATTTGGCAAAAAGAAGACCCGCCCTCATGTGAATACGTTATCATGTCTTTAGATGCGGCAGCAGAGACACATAATCGTGCTGACTTCACCGCATTGACAACTTGGGGGGTGTTTTTGAATGAAGAAGTAGATAATTACAATATTATTTTGCTAAATAGTATAAAAAAGCGTATGGAGTTTCCAGAGTTAAAAGAATTGGCTATGGAAGAGTATGGTGAATGGGACCCCGATGCGTTTATTGTGGAGAAAAAAAGTTCAGGTACAGCACTCTACCAAGAGATGAGACGTATGGGGTTACCTGTACAAGAATACACACCACACAGAGGGTCTGGTGACAAATTGGCGCGTTTAAACTCTGTGACGGACATTGTAGCGTCTGGACTATGTTGGATTCCAGAGACACGTTGGGCAGAAGAAGTGATAGAAGAGATTGCAGGATTCCCGTTTATGAGCCATGATGACCTTGTTGACTCTACCGTAATGGCCCTGATGCGCTTTAGACAGGGTGGATTTATAAGATTACCAAATGACGAGCCTGACGAGGTTCGGTACTTTAAACGCAGAGGAAGTGGATTTTACTGATGGCTATTGAAAAAGGATTGTACCAAGCCCCCATAGGTATAGGTGAGGAAGAAGATTCCTCTGAACTAGAAATTGAAATTGTAAACCCTGAAAGCGTTACACTAGCTGATGGTAGTATGGAGATTACTATTGAACCAGACGGTAGAAGTGCGGGAGAAGGTGAGTTTGACGAAAATTTAGCTGAAGTATTAGACGAAGATATACTTAGTAAACTATCTGATGATATTACGGGTAATATTGAGTCTGATGTAGATAGCCGCAAAGACTGGGCAGATACGTTTGTAAAAGGGTTAGACGTACTAGGATTTAAGTATGAAGAGCGTACAGAGCCTTGGCAAGGCGCGTGTGGCGTGTATTCCACGGTACTTGCAGAAGCTGCAATACGTTTCCAAGCAGAGACAATGTCAGAGACGTTTCCCTCCTCTGGACCTGTTAAAACTAAGATATTAGGTGACGAGACTAAAGAAAAAGAAGAAGCCGCTGCCCGTGTTAAAGCTGACATGAATTATGAGCTTACAGAAAACATGGTCGAGTATAGACCAGAACATGAGAGATTGTTATACAGTCTTGGCCTAGCGGGGTCTGCGTTTAAGAAAGTGTATTATGATCCCACCATGGGCCGCCAAGTTGCAGTTTATATTCCAGCAGAAGACGTTATCGTGCCTTACGGTGCGTCACATATAGAGACAGCAGAGCGTGTAACTCATGTTATGCGTAAAACTAAGAATGAGTTAAAGAAACTACAAGCTAACGGGTTTTACCGTGAAGTAGATCTTGGAGAACCA